TTCTTCTGCCTCAAATGAATTACCTCTCTGAGCAAATGTTGTAAGTTCGCTAATAATCTCATAATCACTTGTAAGTAGTTTATCGTCTTCTAATAAAGTTTTGAGGTTAGAACATCCCAACTTTTTAACTGCAGCAGTCATTCTCACACCAAGTTGAGATTTTTTACCACTAAATCCAGAACCTACAATCTGACCTGCACGACCTCTCATCGCACACATCAAAACATTATCATACTCCAAATCAAAGTGTAAAATACTTGCTACCTGGTCACCAATATCATTGACCTCAATTAATAACCAAGCATCGTTATAACCTTTTGCTACTTCGTGAATGATACTTGGGAATAGCATCGGTTTAATTTCATTATTTCGATATTTTGCTACTACTTTATATGGGAAGTTTGTAATATCAAAGACTACAAATGCAGAATAGTCATTACCCAAACCACGGGCAACATCGACCGTGATTAGATAATTATTCTCTTCTTTTGGGTGCTCATACACATCCAGTCCAGCATTTCTTTTAATCGGATCGTCATAAACAAGATTGCGAAGTTTTGATGCATTAATAAGAGTATTTACAGAACCTAAAAATTCGCAGTTATGAGATACTATATTATTTGAATAGTATAAATTATCTTCACCAACATCCAATAAATCGTAAAGATATATTCCTTCTTCTACTATTTCATTATATACAATTTTTTTTTCTTGTAAGACATCATCCACTTTGATTGTGGATGCTTTAATTTTTTCGGACCCAAACGAATGATTTTCGGAGCATTTTATTTCCGTTCCATCCTCAAAAATTATCCAATGATAAAATGGTTTATAAACTTTCTGAATACCTGAGAAAGATTTAAACCCAGTGGGGGTTTTTACTAATAAATCTTTATTAAGTTTAAACATTTTTCCAACACTCCTTTAAAACTATTCTTTTAAGTCCTTGTGATGTTAAATTATACTTATCAGCATATTCTTTACAAAATGCTTGGATGTATGACATTTTTTTTCCATTTTTCATAATCAATCCTACCAATGGTAAATCTGGTTTTGTATCAAATAAAATGCGTATCTCCTTTACTTGGTCATCGGTAAGTTTTCTACTAAAAACTCTACCTTTCCTAACTTGCTTCATTTTTGAGATTGTTTCTTCCGAGAAGCAATTTTTCATACCTTTATTCCAGGGGATGTTCCCTTTATCTACACCACCTATTCCAGTTCTATTGTAATTATCAAAACCTTCTCCTCCTGTGGATTTATTCCATCCATTTTTATAGGTATCAAATTGTTTTATATAATTAATTTCCAAATTTTTTGCATCTTCGGCAATATTGGTTTCTTCTACAATCTCAAAAATATGTTGAGGTTTGCTATTTTTATGGTCCCTTTTTCTGGTGTTAGGGTCCTGAGTCTGACCAACATATTTAATATTATCGTCCAAATCTTTAAGTAAGTAGATATAATACATTTTTATTATTATTTATAATCCAAAAAACTCACATTCGTTGATAGAGTTCTTCCATAGAAATATTATGAGTGTTACCTTTATCATCAATTATTTCTATTTTAGTTTCTCCACTTAGACACTCAAACTCAACCTTAAACTGTTGTTCACTGGTGTTTGCAATCGTCTGCTCCTTCCAGGCTTCGTCTCTACCAGGCACCTCAGACCAATGGACATCTGTAGGCACATATTCGTTCTTGCCCTTCTCGGCGTCGTGCCACATACGGTAGAAGTGATTCATACCGCGTGGAGTAGATACAATGATTACCTTCGTGCTTTGTCCAGAAGAAATAGTAGGATAAACAGAGGCAAAGAAGTCATCAGCAATGTGATTCGGGATGAAAGCGAACTCGTCAAGAAAGATGACATTATAGGATCCGCCTCGGACAGCAGATGACGAAGTAGAGTTAGATGAAATTTTGGAGCCATTTTCCAGTTCTAGTGATCCTTTGTTCCACGATATAATACCTTGCTGCATCCACTTTGGCAAATTCTCATAAGCAAGTTGCAATCTTCCAAGTAGGTCTCTAGCAGTGGATGCTTTGTTCGCTAGAATAGCTATGTTAACATTATCATTAAATACTGCATAATGTAACAAATATGAAACACAAGTTGTAGATTTACCAGTTTGACGGGGCATCTTACAAATATTAAATCTATTCTCGTGGAAATTTCTTACAAGTTTCTCTTGAAATGGATACATTTCAAAAGGAACAAGACCGTGATCCAGAGAGACGATTTTAATATAGTTCTTTGCGAAATAAACAGGATCTTCTTTACATCTTAAGAACTCAATAATTTGTTCTTCAGTAAATTCAATCGGCGTGTTTGCTTTTTTGAGTAGAGGATTGCCCAAATAAACATCATTAGACATAATTTAGTAAATCTCCCTCCATTGAAGAGCAGCAGCAACGCCAGCAGTGGCATTACCAGTAGTAGTAATAGTTCTTACAACAAGCACATAAATTTCAGAGTTTGATGAATCTATATTTTGAACAATAATATTTTTCTTTGCCTGACTTAATGTTCCAGAAGCAACTGGTGAAAGTGAGTTTTGAGATGCACCAGAAGGAACATAACCAGATGCAAAAACATCACCATTATTGTAAGTTGTTGCATTAATACAAAACTCAACACCACTATTATCAGAAGCAGAAGTCCAAGTTAAAGTTCCTGCATTACTCAAATAAGCAGAACTTGGAAGTTTTATAACTTTATAAACAATACTATTTGTTTCACAGAATAATGAAATATTATTCAATTTAACTGATATTCTATTTGGATATCCCTGAAAAATATTTTTGAGACGAATGGCAACCAAAGGAAGTTCTGTTCCTGCTGGTGTTGGTGTGGTTCTTGTAGCAGTCATTGTATAAGCAAAATCAATACCACTTTCTACATATCCACCTTCTGACATCACAGAAGAACAAATCTGATCAAATGATGCTCCAATACCTACACCAGTATTTCGGAGTTCACAACGAACTGGTAGGTTTGGGTTTGCAATATAAACAGTATCCAAATAATTGGAATGATTAAATTCGTGTGCAGTGATGAGTTGCCCATCGTGAGCAAAACCACAACGAACTCTACCGACACCTAACCACTGAAAGTCTATAAAAGCAAGTTGAGTTTTTGTAATATCCAAATTAAAACCAGATGTTCCTGTTCCATCACATTTATCTTGATTCCATTGTGATTGTGGAATTCTGGTTTCTGTTGCAATTCCACTTACAAAAGTTCTGATTACCCAATTGTTTGTTCCAATACCAGGATTTATTCCATTAGAAGTGCTAAGTCCAACTTGCTCAAAATAAATTCCGTCTCTATCATCAAAATATCCAGTTCTTTTAGTTGCATTTTGTTGAGGCGCATAGAAGTTAAAAGAACTAAAAATTAGTTGTCCTTTTCCTGGTTGATAGTGATGATAAAACTTCGTTTGATGAACACTAAATGCAGTTGTTCCAATACCAGTTTGCAATCTTGCACACGCTTGGTTTTGTAAAAATGTTACTGTTGAACCTGCCCCAGAAACACTATCTAAAAAGTTTGGGTCAATAGCATATAAGTGCTTGTAGTCGCCAAGAGTAAATGGTTCAGAAACTCTACTCCTACCAAATGCATCAACAGCATTTGTATCTGGATTAATAGTTACAAGAGTTTCTGATGATATTCCAACAGTTCCAGTGACTGGAAATGGATTATCGAGTGTAACAACCTCGCCATTTTTATTGGCGATCATATTTACTTCAAAAAGAGTTCTCTCTTGATTTAAAAAATCTTGAGTACTTTTATTAAATTGTGCCATAAATTATTCACCCCAAGATAATCTTTCTGGTTGATATCTTTGTGCGTTTTTAATTCTTGAAGTATTTACTTGAGCAGGATAAATGTTATGAACAATTGCTCCAGGATATTCCCCTTGAATTTGCTCTGCAAGTTCATTTTTGGAAATCATTTTTCCTTCTACTTCTAGACGATATAATTTTCCTTCCCACACAACATCAGCAAAGAAAGATTCCTGTGCCTGTTCTGGTTCTGGTTGAGAGGAACCTACATTTAGAGTTCCATTAAAATCACCATTAATAGTGATGCTTTCTGAAATAAATTGTTGAAAGGATTTCATTTTAGTTACAGTTCCAACGACGCAATGCTTTGTTGATTCTTGAATCTGGATCTCTTGCTGTTTTTGCTGAAGTAAGTTTAGACTTCATACCTTTCATACGGCGGCAGAAGTTTGTACGACGCTTTGCTCTTTTTCCAGTTGGTTTCTTTTCTGTTACTGCAGTCTGAAGTTTTGAACCTGGGTTTTCACGACGATAAGCGTCTACCGCTTTTTGACTTAAACCGTCAGTTTTATCTTGACGATTAACTTTTTGCCAATCCTCAGATAGTCCAAAATCTGCTCTCCAGTTTGAATATTCATAAGAATCTGCAAGAGGTAATGAAGGTCCGGAAAGTTTTTTGAGTGCTGCCTCCTTTTCTCCTTTATTTGTAGTTCCGGTTGCAAGATTTCTAATTTTTGCTTGTTTTTGTGCTTGTCTATGACCAGAACCAATTTCAAAACTAATTTGCTCTTTTTGCATCTCGCCACTATCTACATAATCTGCTGCTGTATCAATGTAGTCTGCTGCTTTTGTAATCTTTGATTGTACCCAAGCTTCAATGCTTCCCTCACCTTTTTTTACCTTTTTCTTAAGTCTATTTGCTGCCTTAATAATAGTAGAAATTTCTGAACGAGCCATCGAATATTCGTGATCATATCCTTCATTAGCAGGATGAACTTGTGCAATATCAAACTTCATTTGATTTGTAGTTAACATAGGTGGTGTTGAATATAATGCCCAGAACTTTGGACCATACTTGCATTCAGACTGAGTTTCGTCTTTTTTGCATTTTGGGCAATATCTTACCATTCCAGTTTCCTCTTTGATAGGAACACAATTTGGAACCAGTTTTTTACCTTTCTTTTTCATACCTTCTTGCTTATACCCATCCCAACAATCTTCCGATTTTGTGCCCCAATTAGCAGCACCAACTTTGCGACATTTGACAAGTGCTCCTGATGCATATGCACTAGGCCAAACAGCATATCTCGATTTTACTTTATTGTAGCAAGCATCTTTTTTACCGCTACCTTTGCCTGGTTTATCTTTTACTTCTTGGAGATTCATTTCTTCTGTTCTTACATTTGTTGGTTTTGAAGCACCAGTTTTTTCTGGCTGATTTGGGTCTAGACGATTTTTTCTTCTTCTCGCAGATTCTTCTTCGTCTTTGGAAAGTGTTCTTTTCATTTTAGAACTTCCACACTTTGGTGTAGAAGTTTGTCCAGGTTGACGAGCACAGGGTTTACCTGCCCATTTACCTCCAAGTTGAACCCATCCTTTTTTTCCATCAGATGATTTCGATTTATTAAACCAATCGTGAAGACCTTCATCTCCAGACTTGGTTTCTTCCTTTACATCCTTAAACTTTTTATGATGTTTTTTAGCATCTGCCTCCATTTTTTTCAAACGGGTATAATAATCTGGGATTTCGTCTAAGTGTTGAAGAGCAATTTCTGTTGCCAACTTCTGATTCTTGGTATGTTCGTGCTCAATTGGAGCACCCATATCAAGTTGCTTCTGAATAAACGAAACTTCAAGACGATGCTTTTTGGCAATCTCCTCCACCGTTTTATATGGTTTCAATTGCTCATTCATTGGATAAAACTAATTACTCTTTATTATTTAGAAAACCTTGCTTGAGTAATTTTGAGAGTTCTGAAGTTGACCCGACAAATACTGCATTGTTAGTGACATTATTTGTAGTTTTGGTAGTATCTTCTTCGACTTCTTTAAGTTTCTTCTGCAAATCAATTAATTTATCTGTGGTGTCTGCGACATTTTTTATTAACTGACCAGCAACCTCATATGCTCTTGGGGAACCACCTTCTCCAGCAAGTTCCATAATTCCATTAATTGCTTCTTGACCCTTCTCTATTAAAGAATATAAATTTGCACGAGTATATTCATAGTCTTTTTTAATATCATCAGATTTTACGGGAAGAATATCAAGTTTTTCTGCAGATTTTTCTACCTCAACAATACTACTTTCAATGTTGAGAGCACTATCCAAACCTTCATAATTATTTTTCATAATTTTTTAAATATCCGTTTGTTGGGTTGGGCTCCAAGTCTTGGAGTCGTTGAAAAATTCCCAATTTTCATTGAATCCAAAATCATCATCTGGACCAGCATCAATTGGATCTGGTTCAACCGTATATCTCATCTCTCTCTTCGCAGTTGTTCTATTCGTATCAGCATAAACATCAACCTGAACCTTACGAATCAGACCATCAGTACTATCTGCAACAGGACCAAATAGATAGGTTTTTGCTGTAAAATTAAAAGTATAAATCATAATTCTTCTTGTTGAAAAATCACCTTCATAATCATCAGTAAATGAAACATTATCTAAAGTTATTGGAATATCTCTTTTCTCTCCAATAGAATCTACTAAATCTATAGTCAAAGTAAATGCAGGTTGAAAATATGGAAGAATTTGCTCAACTACTTGAAGAGCATCATCTTGAAGTTTTGCCATCAAATTTAATTGAAATCCAATATTGTAAGGCACTGGAAGATAAACTTTTTTTAAATTAGTTCCATCAGATGCTTTGAAAGTTTGAGTCAAATTTGCCTTTCTTGTAGGATCATATTGTATAGATGTCATTTCAAATGATAATCTAGGCAAAGTCATAGCAATTGGTTTATTTAATTCCGCTTGCTGTTCAATTCTTGCAAGAAACTTTTGCATAGGACCATATGCTAAAGGAACTTTCATTTCACTAATACTATCTCCAGTGGAATCTTTATGTCTAATGTAGATATCATTAAACAAAGTTCCAAAAGAAATAACTGTTCTTCTAATAATTTGGTGATAAAAATAAGTTCCTAACATTAATAAGTACCAAATGGATTTGATTGTGAAAAGTCTAGAAAAGTATCTGCTTCGTTTTCTATTTCAATATTTTCACTATATTTATCATAAAGATCCCAAGTATTGTATGTTGATACTGCATATGTTGCTGAAGATGCTGTTCCAACAATCAATTCTCCAGGATAAAAACCTGCAGATGAAGCATTATCTGCAAAAGAAACCTTAAGTACTTTCGTATCAAGATCCCAAGATTTAACCCTTGCAGTAGTACCAGATATCGATCCCGTAACAATTTCATTAAATGCATAAGTTCCAATTCCAGAAATAATTGATGGTGCTCCAATAGATACTATTGGTGCAACTGTATATCCTACTCCAGAATTTACAATTCTAATGGAACTTACACTTTGTCCAACACCAATAACCGCTCTTCCTGTAGCAGTTTGACCCAAACCAGGTCCTGCAACACTAATAGTTGGGAGATTACTATATCCGCTTCCATTATTTGTCATAACAAATCTAGTAACACCACTTTGTATTGTTTCAATAGAACAAGTTGCAGCAGCTCCGGTTCCACCTCCACCAGTTATTGTTATTGTCGGCGCTTCTGTATATCCAGAACCAGCATTAGTCAGAAGAATTTCTTTAATAGAATATACTCCAGCAACACTAGTGGTAATGGCAACTGCAGAAGCATTTATCCCACCAAAGGGTGCGCTAGAAATTGCTACCGTTGGTGATGAAATATAATCATATCCATCATTATTGAGATAAATCCTATTTACATATCCTGTTCCAAGCACTGCAATAGCAGTTGCTGTTTGACCTACACCAATTAAATTTAAAGTGGTAATATAACCTTCATCTTGAATTTGAGTATCAATTTCATTAATTGAAGTATCGATAACTTCATCTTCATATTCAAATAATTCACACTTTAATTCATAAACATAAAGTTTCCCTAATTGATAAAAATTAACCTCGTGTTCAACAAATTTTACTTCAAATAATCTTTGACCAAGAGGAAAATAAATAAGATCTCCTTCTTTCGGTCTTGATGATATTGGGATTTCATAATCAGATTGAGGTTCTAAAAATGGCGAAATAAAATCTTCAAATCTTTCTTTAGAAATAATCAAACTTAATTCATCTTTTAAACTCATTCCAAATTTTGTAAGAATATCACCTTGTCCACTATACCCATCATAATTGTTAACATATGCTTCAATTGCAAAATTATCATCAAATTTTGAAGAAGATATTTCCTTAAGAATGGTTTCTTTTCTGACAAATTTTCTGGGGATGTAAACTATTTCTACACCATAAATTTTTAACTGCTCATTAATTAACTCTTGAACGAGTCGTTGTTCATTTGGTGATCCTTGTAGGAAAAAGGGATTAAGTGCCATTATTATCCAATAAAATCGTAAGGTGGTAGTTCGTACTCTAAAGACATTCTTTGCTTTAGATCTTCTAATTCTCTCTCTGCATCTTCATAAAGTTCTCTACCATTTAATTCAATTCCACCAGGAAGTTTTACTCCTCGGAATTTAATTAAATTTTGACCCCATTGCCTCTTCATAAGAGCAGTAAGATATTTTTTCAAGAAACTATCATTATATACTTTAGTAAAATCATTTGGATCGAGAATCCTATAACAATCTATAACAATAAAGGTATCTTTATTTTGAGCATTCCAATCAATGTCAAGATACATTCTATTTTGTCTTTTATTAAATCTAATTTGCTTATCTGTTGTTAAAAGAAAATCAATATCTTCTAGATAACTTTTGACCATAGCATACTGTAATAATTCAACTGAATTAAAATAATAGAGATCATTTAAAAATAACTGATATTTGATACTAAACATTCCACCAGAAATAGAACTCGTATCAAATTTGAATACTTTTTCAATTCCAATTACTGAATCTGGAACTTGAATAAAATTTGAAGATTCATAAAAATTAAAAGTGGTTGTTCCAATACCACTAATATTTGCTGTACCCGTAGTTGTTACAATACCCACGCCATTTGTATTTTTTGCCCTACCTCTATTGATATCTTCATCAGTAAATCTGTATTTTAAATACATTCTTTCGACACCATCAAAGTGTCTCTCTTGAAAATATTGTAATGCATCATCAACTAAATCATCAATTTGGTCATCATCTATGTTAATTTCTAATACTGGAGCGCCTAAACGCCTCAAGCAATAATCTATAAGTTCTTGCCTCGTTGTTGGTTTTGACATTAGTACGCACCTCCATCTATAGTATTGGACCAGGTTGGAATATCAGAATTATCCGTTGTGAGTATATAGTTTGTATAATTGATAGCAGAACTAGTTGCTCCCGTAGAGACCATCAATCCAGATTGATTGAAATATGCAATTCCACTCCTCTCTGATTGAACATAATAAAATTCATTAATTACTGTAGCATTATTTGCTGTAAAATTATTCGATATAGTAAGACCAGTTATGTTTAAATTTTGTGAAGTTATGCTATTGGCAGTAACTAATCCAACAAAACCTGATGTTCCAGTTACTACAAAATTATTAGTTGTAGTAACACCAGTTATATTTGCATTTCTGGCAGTAAATTCATCAAATTTTAAATCATCAAGTACATAAAGATCGCCATCAATGTAAACATCATTTTTAAAAGTAGAAACACCAACAAAAGTTGATATTCCACTAACATGCAATTGTGTTACAGATGCAATGCCACCAATAACATTTTCTGCATTTACAGCTGATGCTCCAGCAGATCCAGATACACTGGAAATAACTTTTACTGCATTTTGTTGACCAACTCTAACTTTAATATCAGACTGTTGACCAGCTGTAACTTTAATATCAGTCATTAACGAGTAACTCCTTCTGTTACCAGAACCATACCCTCAATAACTCTATTCTTGACATTAAATTCATCCGTAATTACTACATCATAAACATATCTTCCAGGTTTTATATCTGATGTTTCTGCTCCAGTTAATCTTAAAAAAATTCTTCCAGAAGTTGTTGGAGGTAAAATTGATGCTGTAAAATTTATTGCAGAAGAACTTCCTGCCCATTTTCTCATTTGAGAAGCTACCGTATATCCAGTTAAATTAAATAGAGAATTATTTTCAACACCTTCTAATGTGAAAGTTTGAGTAAATTCAGAACCGGCATTTATAACTAGGTTATTAACATATACGGCTGCCATCTATTTTTTAAGCTCTACTTCTTATTTATATCTATATGGTGCCTAGTGATGCCATAACTTCTTGTTGCTTTAGATATAATTTACAGTACAATTTGGAAAAATTTTTTAATTCATCAAAACTTAATTCTTCAATTAATCTGGAATGTTTTTCGTACTCAAACATTTTATCAATTGTTTCTAGTTCAATCTCATTTGGATCCATTAAGCAACTCCTTAAGTAATAATTTGATTTCATCAATATCTTTTTTCATATTATCCAATTCCCTTTTTTGGGAATCACGATTATTAATGCTATTTACATATTGAGTATAAGCATAATTATCACAATTAATAATAGCACCCGTCTGTTCATCTCGATACAAATTTGGGTGACCCTTTACTGGAATCATCATCTAATTGCAATACTCCTTAAATCTTTGAATCTTGGAGCATATGCTTGATTTGTTCCTGCCATTACAATCTTAATTGTGTACCCAGTAAATTCTCCTAAATTATTCGCATTGAATTCATAATCAAGAAATTGATTATCTAAACTTGCAGGGACAAAAACATCAGGTAATCCACTATTTTTTGCTGGATCTATAATATCAGGATATCCATCATTATTATTGTCGATTGTTAGATTGGCATAACCTGGGAATAGTTCAAACGCTTGTGCAATTTCACTAGAATCTGCTCTAATTAAACTATAGAGAACTCTGAAATCTGCAGATGAATGCCTATAAGCACTCACAATAACTTTTAATGAAGTTGCTGGTTGTGCAAGTCTTACAGTATTTGATACATAAACTGCAGCGTGTGGATCATCAGAAATAGAATTAACTCTATTATCATCAATATAATTTGATATTGGATAATTTAACCTATTACTTGACAGTTTTGCAGAAGAATTTTTCCAGAAAATCATTGGAGACAGATTTGTATCTGTAGTAGAAAGAACTACCTTCATATTGAATGACTTATTTCCGGAAAGATAAGTTTGCTCATTAATATTTGAACAAACAATTCTCGTAGAGGATAATATGTTTTCTTTTCCTAGTTCAACATTTTCATATGGTTGCTCGATGAATGAAGGTTCATCTCCATTGACACTAGTGCCACTTGTGCTCTTAATTTGTGCTGCCACCTTTGTCTTTGAACCTGGAATAATTAACGCAATTTCTGGATTAATTGAATTGTAATTAATATTTTCAGTTGCGAAAACATTTTCTCCTCCACCGGTAAATTCAGAATTAAATGATAGTTGTGGAGCGTTTGTTAAACTTCCATCAGTGCCTCTGCTAGTTACATTCGTATCAAAGTTTGTTCTATCGATTTCTACATAATAACTATCAATATCAATACCAGTATCACTAATATCATGAGTATTATTGAGTCTTCTTAAAGAAACACCCGCAAATTCATACTTATAAACAATAGCGTTAATATTATGTGCTTCAACTTTTGTAGAATCAATACCCCTTGTAATTGTAGTTAATTGACCAGTTCCAACAACTTCATACTTAATAATTTCATTATCAATTTTAATATATCCTGGATTTGTTGTTGGAGTTACGGAAACTCCCTCAAATGTTCCGAATATTGAAGTAGATGCGACA